GCAGGATCATAAAAAAGAACTTCCTTTAGTTGATCCTGAGTGAGCATCTGTCACGCACCATCCTTTTTATCGGTATCCGTGTGACTGGTTTTTTCTGAATCTGATTTTGATTCAGTTTTCGATCCATCCGATTTGTCCGAATTATCTTTTTCGTTAATTTCGTTATCTTTTTTGATAACCGGATCATCACCACCATTGTTTTCATCAAAAGGTAGCTGAGTATCTTTCGGCAACAGATCAGGAAAAGCCTCTTTAACTAACTTTTCTGTTAAACCCTTAGCCTTAAATTTACCGTGTACCATCTGCTTGACAAGCTCAACGTCATTCGGATGCATACCAGAAAACCACTCGTTGATAATTCTAAGTGCCTTCTCTTTACTGATTCGGTTCCCTTTCTTCTCGTTTGTGAACATGGGAAATTTGCGACCCTCACGAAACAATGAAGTAGGAGCAGTATCGTAATCAGGTATGTCCATTGGTTTATAGTCTAAAGCATCAAGCTCACGTCTCGTGAAGTCCCAGTCGAGACCTTCCGTGTAACAGAGACGGAGAATGGTCAATAGTGCAGGAGTTTGATTGGCACGAAGAGCTTTGATTTTGTCTGGTCGTGCTGAGAGATTGCTGACTGTCTCAAATAGTTCAGGAATGTAGACGGTTCCGGCTTTGCCACGAACGATCTTCGCTTCGATAATATTTGCGACATATTCATCATGTGCGTGTACTGGGTCTTGTGCCATGGTCTTCCTCTAAAAGAAATCGTTAAACTTTTGTAGGAGCATTCGCATTTTGGCCTTGGCCAGATACTTGAATACCCTGTTTCGGTTGCCTTGTGTAACTTGCTTTGTAGCTGATAACATAGCAACCTCTATGTCTTTCTTCAAGTCATCAGGAATATAATCGAAATCGATCAATTGTTGATTCCGTTTATAATATGTTGGCACGTCGATATCATAAGCTGGAATTACTTCCATTTCATCGGTAGCTTTATTCCTCTTTTTCTTCTCTTTGATAGTGATAACTTCCGGATCACCACCGTCGATAAAATGAGCCAGAAATTCCTTTGTGATCGATCCTTGCTTGACACCCTCAGTCAAGAAAATATCGTTCTGAGATTTGATGTTTGGGATATCGTCACCACCATCACCACGGACGATCAATTCAGTCAAGGCCGCTTTCGGATCAGGATGACGGAAGACGATCTTCTTGTTGATCAGGTATTGGACGACATAATCATCATGGCACTGATAATAATCTTTGTCTCCACCCACGATCATACACTTCGTTTTAGATCGGCTACAGAGTGCGGCACTATGCCCGATAACATCATCACCCTCACATCGATCTACAGTCACGACCGGAAACGGGAAATTATCGATCAAGATTTGCTTCGTCTCGCTCATGACTTTGAAGACGAAGTTCCAATCGATTTTCTCATCGGCTTTCTTCTTGATTTTACGCCTTGCCTTGTACTCAGGAAATATCTCATAACGCCAGCATGGTGGTTCGTGCGAGTCGCAAATAATATACATCTTGCCGAACTCACCTTTGAACTGCATGTTACGGGCACGAATGGAATTGAAGATGGTGTGTTTGATGATGTCTTCGGTGATAGCAAACTTGTTCTGAAAAGCCATGGCCATGATGCCAGCAACAGCCACGTTACTAAAGTCTAGGAGTATCATTGGTACCTCACGTCATAAAATGATAAAAGCTCGTAGAGACGATCCTACGAGCTTTTAGGGCATGTCTTATAGACTGATCTGTACAGGTGGCTTTTTAAGTGGCAGATCATTATCCGCATAAGCCTTGGTAATATCCGGTGGATGTCGTTCATCTTGATCTACCTTCTTCGCCTTCTTGTTACCAATGCCAATTACAGAGTTGACATTCCAATCATGACCATCCCACTCCATGACGATCACAGGATTCTTCGGCTTGTTGCCTCTCACGGCACTGATCCGAGCTATGACCATACCGGCATACATGACATATTTTTGTATGTATGTAGTTGACCAGTACGGATTATCCATCTGAGACAGTACATGAGCAAAGATGGTGGAGTTGATTTCCAGAGCAGTGGCATTCTTGCGGACGTACACCATGTTCCTTTGTTTGGTGGACTTCATCCGGTCGATTGCCATCTTCTTGCCGATGTGTTTCGTGTACCGGTCCTTCGGTGAGCAATAAGCGGCACCGTAGAAAATCTGTTGCTTGAATCCACCTTTGCAGTCGAGCACCTTTCGGGTCCATGCCGTAACGATGATACCACCATGATCAGTTGGATCGACCGGTGTGCCGGAATAGTGCATAATGCAATTTGCTGGAATCTTGACTTTCGTCGGTTTCTGCAATTTGCCTTTTTTCTTTTTAAAGGGTTTTCCCGTTTTTGGGTTTAATCCCTTTTCGGCCATTTCACGGTTTTTCTGTTTCCGGTCAAGTACGTCTTGAGCATTGACTACACCAACTACTTCAAGGCCAAGAATGTTACCAGTTTCATCGGTCTTGGCTACTTGGTCATCGGATGTAGATTCCGCTTCATCTGTTTTGCCATCACCGACATCTGAATCCGGTTCAGTGATAACTTCATCTGGTGCACCGGTCTCAGCTTCGGCCTCTGGCTGAGTTTTGTCCGGTTCAGTCCCTTTCTCGTCAGCCGGTGGTTCGGTGCCTTCCGGCCATTCGATTTCGGTTTCGGTTTTATTCTCGCTCGACCCTTCGGTATTGTCTTCTTGTGATTCGGGGAACTCGACTCCTTTCTCGTCAGTTCCCTGCTCAGGATCGACCTTATCTGATTTGTGTGCTGAGTCAATAGCATCGAGCACTCCTTTGGTTTCTTTACTGACAGGAACATCCTTCTTTTCCGGTACCTTCTTCTCATCCGGTTCCTTCTTCTCATCCGGTGGCTCACTCTTCTTTTTTGATGCTGGTTTCTTCTTCTTCTTTTCCGGTTCAGCATCCTTGAGGGGTCCGTTCTCGGTCTCAGGTGGTGTAGTATCCTGACTCAACAGGTGAGCAAATGCATCCTCACTGTTCGTCTCAGGTATGTCGGTCTTTTCTCCCTCTTTCATAACTTCATCTCCTTTAGGCTCAGGCTGATTACTCATATAATGGGCAAAGCATTCTTTCGTTTGCTCTACCAAATCAATTTTGCACAAAATGCATTGATCAGTATCATCGAAAAGAATGATATCTGTTTTGCACTCTGGACATTCCACACTCAATCCTACTGATCCGTCAGCAGGATCGATAGTAACATCATTAATCTTTAGCACGGCTCACCTTCGGTTTATGTTATTGATAAAAGTTCTGGTCCTTTCCACTTTTCAAGTTTGTGATAGAATTTGGACTGATCTTCGATATAGCTCATGATCATATCAGCCAACATAAAATCTGGAATGCCAAGATCGTTGTCGATTGAATATTGATTGAGGATACTAGAAATCTCCTTTTTCACCAAGACCTTTTTTCCAGATTCAATAACAGATTTCGTTTCGGTATTGAGAGCAACTAGAACACAATCATCCTTCTTCGTTTTCTTTGCCATCGGATTCTCCTTTGTTCACCTTTTTCTTCATAGGCTTGAGCTTTTTCAGTTTGGTGTTCCAGCCATGCTTTTTGACTTTTGGTTTCTTGCCATCAATTCCAGTCGTCATATCCACGAAGGCATAATGAGCCAGATAGTAAGCGTCGATAATATCAGAGATTGGTGCCGTGGCCTTTTCGGTGATGTCGAGAACTTTCCTCAGATCAGTAATGCCAGTATCAGATACAAATGCCGCTTCCATGAGTTCTTTCTTTGCGGTCCCGTTATCAGTGACCCATTTCTTCAAGTCGGACGGTGAGACCAGCATGAAGGGTATATTGAAATGATACATGTAGTTCTTGAGCACACCACCATTTTCGGCCAGATCGAATACACGACCGGTACCACCACCCCGTGAAAAGGCATAGTCTTCGATGTATGCTTTGTTGACTCGATTAGCGGCCAGAATAGAAATCGCCCAAAGACCAAGTTGATCGAATCGGTCTTCGGGCGTTTTCCAGAAAGGATAGATAGCTTGCTTCAATCGGATTTCGCACTTCGGATTCATTGGTGCGTTCTTTCGATCATCAAAGTAGTAGGCAATCGTTTGACGATGATTCCAGTTATCGCCAATATGCACTACTATCGATGGTGATGTGATGCTATAATCAATTCCTGCTACGACGAATTTCGGCAAGCTCGTGCTCCATTTCTAACATGGTTCGGGCAAGCTCGATGTCGAGTTTACCCATTTTGGCTTTATGGATACGCTCACGCATATCCTCTATTTCTTTCGCACGTCTTGCCGGTCCTGCATTCACCGGTATTGGTGCGGCTGATTCTTTAACTCTGGTTATTGTGCCGGTACCGGCTACTCGTGCCGGTTGCGTGTAAATGATCTTTGTTACTGCTCCTGAGCCATTGTAATAAACAGCCGGTGCCGGTGCTACTATAGCTGGTGATATTATTGTAGGTGCATAGAACGTGTTTTGTAATGGACGATCATAGTATCGATAAACCGGTCGATATGGTCTGTAATATGGTGCTCTATAAACCGGATAAAATGATCGGTAAGATCGTGGTCCATAATAATTACCCCGATATCCGCCATAACCACGGTACCCACCATAACCCCGATACCCACCATAACCCCGATACCCACCACGAAAAACACCACCGACCCTGATAGAAGATGAGCCGGAAGAATATCGAAATCCGCCACTGATACCAATACCACCACGACTGTTAAAGCCGATGCCGATACTACTACCGGAACGACTCCATGAAGCAGAATTTGCACTGGCATCATGTATTGCTAACATCATGCTCGATAAAACAATTATTGTGATCAGTGATTTTTTAATCATCTCGTTTACCTCTCAGGTGTTTATAGTTAATTTTCCTCACACCTGTACTATAAGATGGTCAAGACCAGTTTGTCAAGCGTATTCAGAAAATATCTTTCGTAGTATCTCATCCTCACCTTCAATTTCGATATAGATATTCCACAACCTCTGGAAAAGGGTCTCGGTTGCAAAAGGTGTTTTATCACCACCTAACCAGATCGTATCAACATCAAGACCAAGGATTTCTTTCATGGTCAAGATAGTCATGGAACCGGCCATCGTGATCGTCTGTTTTTCTTTTGACTCTTTGACGGTGGTCCGAATAGTAGTCATGAAAGATTTCATATCCGGTTGAGCCTGACCGATGGCAATTTTCATGTCTTCCCATGAAGGTTGCCTCTCAGGTTTCTCTTTCTCCTGCTTCTGCTTCTGCTTCTTCTCAGGCTCTTCGCCACTACCAAAAACATTACTGGTTTTCATTACCACGATTATTCTCCTTTATGAATTTCGCTTCCCTTCGTGCCTCACGCCACTCTTCAAGTCGATATCTCAATACCACTTCAAAAGGGTATAGCTTGATCCATAGCACGTCGATAAACCAAC